ACTATGGCAAGTCCACCAACCAACTCAAACGGATCTTCCGCTGGTACAAGTCCCTTCCTATCAACGTTATTATCACCGCCCTGCCCAAGAAGGTCTACCCTAAGCGCAGGGGCAGCCAGGAGGACGTGGGACCCATCGAGGTGCGGCCAGCATTTACCGACAAGTTAGGCGATGCTGTTATGGGATTTGTGGACTTTGTTTGGTATCTGTGGGAGGCCGAGGGTGAGGACGGCAAGACCCACCGGTACATGCTCACCCGTAATAAGGGTATCTTCCAGGCCAAGACCCGTGGGGTCAAGTTTGCTGAGGCTCTTGGCGAAGTGGTGGTCGACCCCTACCTGCCGGATCTCTACGAACTATTTCTGAAGCCCGGCGCTGAGACTAGCAATCAGGAGCAGGCCGGTAAATAAGGCCGGTCCTGGTTAAATATAAAATGTAAAGGAGGAAATAAAAAATGCGCGATTCTATTCCCGGTATGCCTACTCCGTTTGGTACCCCTAAGGACAACGACGATGAGTTCTTGGTGAACCTGTCTGAAGCCCCAACTGGTGGCGGTTACCTCATCCCGGATGGCGACTATCCCGCCGTCCTGGTGGACTTGCGGAAGGGATTTAGTAAGAGTGGAAATCCTCAGTGGATCTGGACGTTCGCCATTATGAGCGGCGAACACGCCGGTAAGGAGTTCCCGCTGTTCACGGCTATCATCCCGTCCGCTCTCTGGAAGGTCGCCGAGACTATTGAGGCCCTTGGTTTGGGTAAGGGTGGCACGGTGAGCAAGTTCACCAAGAGCGAGGCCCTATCCCGGCGATGCATCATCAGCATCCGGAAAGATACTTACAACGGTCAGGAGCGGTCCTCTATTACCAAGGTACTACCGCATCCTGATGGTCCAGGACCAGTCACCGGGTTCAATCCCAAGAAGGCTTCTGATAATCCGGTTTCTTTCTAAGTTGGAGCCGACTAGCGCCAGGGGTTGGTACACCAGCCCCTGGCGTACCGGAGGTGAATCACAATGTTAGTGGACAGAGTGGATGAGCGCTATTGGGCCTTGGTGGAGCGGTTCGAGAAAGCGCCAGAATTGACGATTGACGTCGAAACCACCGGCCTGAGGATCTGGCACGGGGACCGTATCTGCGGCATTGCTATCTACGATGGTGAAGTGGCCGCCTATTTCCCCTTTCGACACGAGACTGGCCCCAACCTGCCTCTAGAGCGGCTGGGGGATTTCCGGCGGCTGATTCGAGGTAAGACCATCATCAACCACAACATCAAGTTCGATATGGAGGCTATGTGGGTGGATGGATTCCCGCTGCCGCACCGGGTTGAGGACTCGATGTTGGCGGCGCATCTGATGAATGAGAACGAGTACAAGCTTGACGCTCAAGGACGGCCTATCAGGAGGTCAGATGGCCACATGGCCACTGACTATACCCTCTCCAGTCTGGCGAAGAAATATCTAGGCCAGGCTGACTCCAAAGACGAGATGGAGCAGATCATGAAGGAGAGGGGGCTAACTAAGAGTAGTTTGTGGCAGCTACCACCGGAATTAGTAGCACCATACGCCGTGGGTGATGTGAAGCTGGCCAAGGCCCTGCGTGATTTTTACGTTCCACACCTGAAGTTGTGGCGGTTGTATGACCTATGGCAGGAGGTCAACCGCTACTGTGTCATCACCGCCAAAATGGAGATCAGGGGTCTACAGCTGGATCAGGATCGTATCCGCCAGTATATGGAAGAAGCGGAGCGGATGATAGAGCCGACCTTGAAGGAGATCCAGGTTTTGGCTGGCTACGAGATTAACCCTGCCAGTCCCAAACAACTCCAGGCGTGGCTGGAGTTGGACAGCACCTCCAAGATGGCCTTGGAGGAGGAACTCATGCACCTGCCAGAGGACCACCCCAAAGCCATTGCCATCCGCAAGATCCAGGAATACCGGGGCTGGGCCAAGGTTAACTCCACGTACTACCAGCCGTACCTGGAGTTGTATGATTCCAATGGGGTTATACACCCGAACTTACTGTTGCACGGGACGGTATCTGGGCGGCTGTCTTGTGCGCAGCCTAACTTGCAGGCGGTACCACGGTACTCCAAGGTGTATAAAGTCAAGGATGTCTTTGTGGCCCGGCCCGGGTACGTTCTGGTGTCGGCGGACTACTCCCAGGCGGAAATCCGGTGGGGAACCCATTACGCCAGGGAGGAGAATATGGCGGCAAACCTCCTGGCTGGCAAGGATATTCACAGCGCAGCAGCGGAGGAGTTGGGGATCCCCCGGGATGCTGCCAAGCGAATCAACTTTGGCATCATCTACGGCATTGGCCGGAAGGCCCTAGCCAAGCAGCTAAGAATCTCGGTGGAGAAAGCAGCAGAATACCTACAGAAGTACCACGAGAAGTATCCTGGATTCCGGCGGCTGTACAAGCGGGCGGAGGAGGTTGCCACGGAGCGTGGCTACATTCGGATGTTCACGGGCCGGGTGCGCCGCTATGACCAGTATAACCCGACTCACAAGGCGTCTTCCAACCTTATTCAGGGTGCCGTTGCTGAAATGATGCGGCTGGCCATCCTCCGGCTGGATAAGCTGTTGGAGGGTTGGGATACTCACATGTTGCTACAGATCCATGACCAAATAATATTCGAAGTTCCGGAGGACAAGCTATTTAAGGTACTGCCGACCATAAAGGACGGCATGGAGAATTTCCTGCCAGGGTTCGAGTTGTATGTCCCTATGAAGGTAGATATCAAGTATGGGCCGTCCTGGGGACAGATGACCGAGTGGACGGGCGAGGAAGAGTGGCAAACAAATACTTGACAACTAGCTATCTGATATGTTATAATAAAGATAAAAGAATAAAGATAAAAGGAGGGCATGTTTATGCGAAAGTCCAAGGGTCATGTCTTGGCAGTTGTCGGGGCCCAGTATGGGTCTGAAGGTAAAGGCGTCATTGTAAATTATCTGGCCAATTGCTACCACGTCCACGTCCGCACGGGTGGCCCCAACGCCGGTCACTCTTTCATTCATAAGGGCCGGGTCTGGAAGATGCAAGTCATCCCCTGCGGCTGGACCAACCCTGGGGCGATCCTGGTCCTAGGTCGGGGGATGCTGGTGAGCCCAGAGATCCTCCTGCGGGAACTGGAGGCCATCCGGGAGGTCGACCCCACTATCGACGATCGGTTAATCATCGACGCCCAGGCTGGTGTCTTGGACAGGTCCTTCCATGAGGAGGAGGGCGGCACAGAGGGTGAGCTGCACCAGCGCATCGGTTCCACTGGTGAGGGTGTCGGTGCGGCTCGGGTTGCTAGGATCCGCCGGGACCCGTCCCGGTTCAAGCTAGCCAAGGATATCGCCGATGAGTATGGACTCCGGCGGTATCTGAGGGAGAATACTCCCAAGCTCCTGCAGCAGTATTTAGATAGCAGTCAGAATATCCTCCTGGAAGGTACCCAAGGGTCTGGCCTGTCCCTCATTCATGGCCCGTGGCCCTACGTGACCAGTCACGACACCAACGCCACCCAGCTCGCTGCTGACGCCGGTATCCCGCCCATGTTGGTGACCCGGGTCTTGTTGGTGGCCCGAACTTACCCGATCCGGGTGGCTGGTAATTCTGGGCCGCTGAAGAACGAGTTGACCTGGGAGGAGATCTCTCGGCGGGTTGGCAAGCAGGTAATGGAGCGGACCACTGTCACTAACAAGATCCGCCGGGTAGGTGAATGGGATGAAGAACTGCTGGACAACGCCATCACGTTGAACCATCCCACCTCTATCGCTATTACGTTTATGGACTATCTCTCACCGCAAGATGAGGGCAAGACCCAGTGGGAGGATCTGTCGGACACCGCCAAGCAGTTTGTCCGGTACGTGGAGTCCCGGTTCCGGGTCCGGGTGTCCCTCATTGGTACCGGTGGCTCTAATTGGAATATTATAGATAGGGGGTTCGCTGTATGAAGATCTATTTCCAGCTTCTTTCAGGTGAAGGCAACCCACGGGTTCCGACCAAAGTTTATTCTGGCGATGCTGGGTGGGATCTATATGTGAGCAGAGATGTCGTAATCCCTGCTTATTCCTTCACCGATATTCACACTGATATCGCCATTGCTATGCCGGAAGGACTGTGGGGCCGGATCACTGGCCGCTCCAGTACTCTCCGGAAATATGGGCTCTTGGTGAATGAGGGAATCATCGACAATGGCTACCGTGGCGAATTGTTTATTGGTGTATTTAACCTCACCAACCATGACCGGTTCATTCCGGCTGGTACCAGGCTTGCTCAACTCATCTTCCACCAGCTAATCGAAGACCTGCAGTGGGAGCCGACTATGGTGTTACCTCCGAGCCAGCGCCAGGATAAGGGGTTCGGCTCCTCTGGACAGTAAGAAGCGTTCAATAGCGGCAATGTGATGTAGTTACCGAGCGACTATGTGGTTT